GCGGTGAAGCGCGCTCCGCTGGTGGCTGTGACGAACACACGCGGCAACACCTTCTGGCAATATCAGTACGTCATGCCGAACGACATGGCGTTCCCTGTGCGCGTGATCCCAGGCGCTGCGTCGGACTTGTCGATCATGCGCGGCCGGTCTCTCGATTTCGACTTTGACGGCGGCATGATCTGGACGGCCAGCGATGGCGTTGATCTTGAGTATATCACGAACACGCCCAGCTTCTCGTCGATGACGGCGATGTTCCGTCGTGGGCTGGCGACGGTGCTGGCTTCTCGGATCGTCATGGACATCACCCGCGACGCCGGCCGCAAGCGTGAGCTGCTGCAAGAGGCTGAGGTGTGGCGGGATCGCGCCCTGGCTCGTAACCTGAACGCCAACGCCCAGCAGCAGACCTACGGCGACAACTTCATCCCGTCGTCGCTGCGCGGTCACTTCGGGGCGCCGGAATGAGCTTCAGGAACACCCAGCCGACGTTCTCAGGGGGCGAGGTCAGCGACGCGGTTGGCGCTCGGATCGACGTAGCGAAGCGGGCGACCGCACTCGCTCGGGCGCGGAACGTCCTGGGGCTGGCGCAGGGTGGTCAATACAACCGGCCGGGTCTGCTGTTCGGTGATGAGGTCTATGACAGCGAGAATATCGCAACGCTGAAGCCGTTCGTTTTCTCGGCGGGCGATTCCTATGCGCTGGAGTTCACGCCCGGCAAGATGCGGGTGTTCTATCGGGGGGCTCTGGTCACGCGACCGGCCCTGACGATCACGGCGATCACCAAGGCGGCGAACGCGGTGGTCACGGCGGCGGCGCATGGCTATCAGGTCGGTTGGATTGCGGTCTTTGCCGGGGTTCAGGGCATGGTCGAGATCAACAGCCTTCGTGGCAAGGTGATGTCTGTGACGACCGACACGATCACCGTGGACATCGACACGACCGGGTTCTCGACCTTCACGGGTGACACGGGTGGCCTTGCGGGTAATGCTGAAGGCGGTACGGGGGGCTATCCGGCGCCGCCGCCGCCAGGCGAAGATCCTCCGGCTCCTGATGTGCCGAACATTCCGACCAAGCCCCCGATCACGCCCCCCTGGACGGGCGGCAACGATTTGGCTGTAATCCCATGAGCGTCTCCGCAATCTTCGAGCTGGACACGCCTTTTTCGGCGGATGAGATTCCCTTCCTCGGCCATGAGCAATCGGCTGATCTGTTCATCATCACGAGCATGGGCGATCCGATCACGCGCCTGCGTCGGTTCGCGCACAACAACTGGATCATGGATGACGCCCCGATCGGCGTCGTGGTCGCGCCTCCGACTGGTGTGACGATCACCGTCAACAACCCCCAGAACGGGGCTGACGATTATGTCGAAACGCCAAAGTCGTATGTGGTCACGGTCGTCAACTCGGTGGGCCAGGAAAGCCAGCCGTCCTCAATGGTGACCGGTCTTAACGACTTGAGTCTCAAGGGAGACAACAACTCGATCAAATGGACGGCGCATGATGATGCGGCTGAGTATCGGGTCTATGAGGTTCGGAGCGGTGCGTTCGGATATATCGGGACTGCTGTGGCGCCGGCCATCGAGATCATCGACGACAACATTCAGGCGAACTTCGCAGACGGCCCGCCCAAGGCGAACAACCCGTTTTCGGGTGGAAACTCTCCGGCGACCGTGACTTTCCATGAAAGCCGCGCCTGGTTCGGTCGGACGTTGACCATGCCAAACGCTCTGTTCGCCAGCCAGACGGACGACATTTTCAACTTCGACCGCTCGACGCCGATCCGCGCGACGGACAGCATTGCGGTGCGACTGCGCGCTCGACGGCTCAACACGATCCGCCATCTGGTCCCCATGAAGGATCTGACGGTAATGACTTCCGACATGATCTTCTCGATCCGCTCGACGGGTGACGGCTATCTTTCGCCGACGACAAGCAAGTCGGTTCCCGAAGGACATAGGGGCGTGGGATCGGCCCGGCCTGAGCTGGTGGGCGACGTGGCCTTCTATTCGTCGGTGTCCGAAAACTCGATTCACACTCTGGGCTATACGTTCGAGAAGGACGGCTATCGCGGGAACGACATCACCGTGTTCGCCTCCCATATGTTCTCGCTCTACGTCATCAAGGCGATGGCCTGGACTGACGCGCCAGCCTCGGTTCTGTGGGTGCGCCGTGACGACGGGAAGCTGCCCGCCCTGACATGGATGCAAGAGCAAGACGTTTGGGGCTGGACGCTCTGCGAGACTGACGGCGTGGTCGAGAGCATTTGCTCGGTGGCCGAAGAACGCCGCGATGTCCTGTATTGCGTGGTGCGCCGCACGATCAACGGCGAGCAACGGCGCTATGTCGAGTATCTGGCCGAAGCCATGTGGACGCGCCAGGGCTGGAATGATCTGCCCGGCGCCGTGGTTCTGGATAGCTCGGTTTATCTGGAGTTCGAGGAACCGGTCAACTCGATCAAGGGGTGCTTCTGGCTGGAAGGCCGCGAGGTGGTCTGTCTGGCCGATGGCGTGGTTCGCCGCGGTCATTCGATTATCGGCGGCGAGTTGATCCCGCCCCTGCCCGATCCGGTCTCTCGCCTAGTCGTGGGCCTGCCCTATCAGTCGCGGATCCGCACCCTGCCGATCTCGGGCCAGGCGCAGGGTCTGGGTTCGATGGAAGGTCGTCGCCAGTCGATCGCCAACGTCACGATCAAGGTGATGAACACTTGTGGGATGGGCGACGGGCTGAAGATCGGGGCCAACCTGAAGGACGGGGAGACGGTGCGCTTCTCTGCGCCCCTGCCGGCCGGTCAACTGACGCAGACCCCGCCCCTGCCGTTCTCGGGTTATCTGGAAACCGATGGCGTTGAGGCGGGCGATGGGACTGACGCCGTGGTCGAGATCGTTCAGGACGATCCCCTTCCCATGGTGATCCTGTCGGTTTCGACGGATGCGGACATGGGCCGATAACAAAACGCCCGCCGTGTGAGGGCGGGCGTTGGTCGTGTTGGCGATGGCCGATCAGATGGCGTTGAAGCGCCGAGACTGTTGATCGAGACGCTGAAGCGCCGCCTCGAGTCGGTCGATCTGGTCGTGAAGCCCGCCGAGGGCGCCAGAACGAACGGGGCAAGGCGCAGACTTTTCGGCCGCATCGGGATGGCCCCCCAGGATGCGGTCGCCGTGTTCGGCAACGGCGACGGTGATCTGATAGGCGTGGTTTGTCATCGCGTCGACGCGCTGGAGGGCCGAGATCAGGCCTTCGCTCGGCACGGGCGACGCTTCATTCAGGGCGCGGAAATCGGTGCCCGGTGCGGTGTCTTGATACATTGAAGTCTCCTGTTTCCGGCCCCACGCCGGATAAGGTATGTGGTCACATGAGCCAATGGTCTGTCAACGGCGCGCACCCGGCGCACGTCGCGCGCATCGCGAACCGCATGAGGGCGATCGACGCGGCTGAGTGTCTGGCCGTGGGTCACACGCCAAAGCAGGCCCTGCGCTCCAGCCTGAAGGCTTCAACCTTCGCTCTGACGATCATGCTAGATGACCGGCCGGTGGCAATGCTGGGCGTCACCCCGTACTCGGTGCTTGAGGGCATCGGCTCGCCCTGGCTGCTCGGCACGGATGAGGTGCTGAAGGGCGCGAGGCAGTTCCTGACGGTCGGACCGCGCATCGTCGATGCGATGCAGCGCGAGTGGCCGAAACTGTCGAACTATGTCGGCGCGGAGAACAGGCAGGCCCTGCGTGTGCTTGCGCGGCTAGGGTTCGACGTGGGCCCTGAAGTCGTGCTAATCGGGGGCGTGGCCATGAGGCTGTTCACGAAGGGCTGACAAACCGTGTGTATCGCCGCTGCGCCTCTCCTGATTGCCGCAACTGCTGCCTCTGCTGTAGGTACGGCATACTCCGGCTATGCCGCCGTGAGAGAGTCCCGATACCAGAACGAGATCGCCCAGAATAACGCGGTCATGGAACGCGACGCGGCCTATGACGCTGAGGTGCGCGGCCAACGCTCCGAGGCTATGAAGTGGCGCGAGATCGCAGCGACGCGCTCGGCCCAGATTGCCGCCTTCGCCGCCAATGGATTTGACACCTCGTTCGGATCGGCTGCGGACGTGACGGGCGACACGCTGGCCCTTGGGTTCGAGGACACGAACACGATCCGCCAGAACGCGGCGCGCGAGGCGCAGGGCCACATCATTTCGGCCCAGAACTATCGCGAGCAAGGCAAGGCGGCGATCCGCTCGGGCAACGCGGCGGGCGTCAAGGCGGCATTCGGCACGGTCAGCACGATCCTCGGCGGCGCCGGTCAGCTTGCCAGCATGAAGCCCGCCGTTTCCCAGACGGTCAGCGGGTTCGGCCGATCCGGCTGGGGCGGCACGAGCGCGGCCAACAGCACGTTTGCACGGTGATCTGAATGGCTACTGTTCCAGTTGCGCGCTCGACTGAGACCCTTCAGGCCCTGCCCGGCCAGCGCCAACAGGTGCAGCGCCAGGAGAGCGGGCTTGGCGAAGGCTTGCAATCGCTTGGCCAGGGCCTCCAGCAGTTCGCCAAGGGCCGCCAAATCTATCTCGACAAGGTGGACGAGGCGACGGTCGCGGATCTCGACAGCGCATTCGCGAACGC